TGCTAATCCGTTGTGATCTCCGAACTCCCATGCAAATTCCCATATATAAAAAGACGAATTCGATAAGACGTTCGTATATTCCCCTCCCGCCTCATTATCAGAACTATCTATGGCATAACAATAAGCGGCTTGCCCCGTTCCTATTTCGGGGCCGTCAAAGGAAGAAAGACATGGGCCTTCCCCGACGATAAAAAATGTATAGCCGCCATTAGGGAACGAGAAATTTCCTGTTACTGTTTGAAATGACCTTGAATTTCCCCCCGATAAAAAGGCGGGAAATGTGTTTATCTGATTTAGCCCGACTACAGGACGGGCGGCTGGCGTAGTCGGGCTTATGTCATTTCCGGCACCACTCTGGTCCACCCAAACAGTCCCAGCTCCTTTTTGCGTAAACGTAACCGTCTGTGCTGCGTCTGTGCCGGTGCATGGCAGAGAAATATCTATCGTTGGCGCACTGGCAATACTCGTGACGTATGTATTGTCTTGAATATTCGTGCCGGTTACTAACTGCCCGACAGCGACACTAGAGGCGTCCGTCAATACTATTTGCTCTGATGTGTCTGTTACTGCGCCAGTTTTGTTTATTGTCGCGCTTCCGATGAAAGTACTAATCGACGCAGAGGGAGGATCGCCTGTTACTGCATCGCTACTAAAACTTTGAGAGGTGCCGTCGCTAGTACGAAGAATGGTAAATAGTGCGGTATTCAATAAACTTGAGCCTAATGCTCTTACTGAATAAGCGGCAACCGCCCCCGGCACCAAGTCCAGCGGGCCGGTGTAGGCGGGGGGGGATAATTGAGTTTCTTGAGAAATCCCCACTCCTCCTATGCCTGTTACAGCAGTAGCAGAGGTCTCCACAATTCCCGGCTGCGGAGAAATTCCTCCGCTCATCACTTACCTCCGGGCACTACAGTGAGGTCAACGGTGCCGTCGGTGTAAGCACTTACCAGTAAACGACACGCTCGCGGAGGAAACGCGTAGTTACCATTTTGACTTGTGGTTTCACCGGAAATGTCAGTATGAGTGAAGACTCGCGCAGTTTGAATCGTAGCACCGTCCGCCGAGGCCGTCACTCCACTATCCACTACCGTATAAGTAAACACTCCATCATTCGTAACCGTCGCCACTTGGAAAGTTCCGCTAAGCGGCACACCAGCATTAAGGACCTGAATCCAATCTCCCGCCACCAAGCCGTGATTGGCCATAGTAACAGTCGCTGTCGTCGTTACTCGCGCGATAGAAAAGTCTGTCCGCGTTGCGTAAAGATCATCAAAAGTGTGCTGCACAGTATAAGTGAGAGTAGCATCATTCGAGACGGTAGCCCCCAAACCCACTCCGAAGTTATCACTGTATTGATTAAGAGGAATCCACGACGAGAAACCCGCCGCCGACATACGAACTGAGGTAGGACGCATTGGCATAATATTCTCCTAAAAGGGGGCCGAAGCCCCCTCCCGTTAGTGATTAAGTGGGATTCAACATCAAGCCGGCGGTACCCGCACCGCCGACGTTATCCACATACATTTGCGCTAAGGAGGTTGCATCAATTCCCCAGTTTGCAGGGAGGCGGCGGTGTATCGGAAGTATTGGTTTATCCGTCCAATCTTTCATCCGCAAACCGCCTAGCTATACGCCAGAACATCGCCACTTACTACGGCATAACCCTATGACCGACGACACTGAAGTGATTGGAATAACCTTATGACAGCCCCTTCAAATAACACGCCTTGGTCCATCATTAATGACGCTTATCATGACGCGGGGTTAGTGCAGGATGGGGAAAGTATTAATAGTCAGCAAGTAACGGATGGGATGCGCCGCTTGACCGACCTCATCAATATGTGGCAGACACAGGGGTTGAAACTGTGGTTAAATGTTGATACTTCAATTACACTTGTTGAAGATCAGGGAACTTACGATCTCGGCCCGAGCGGGGATGTGGTGATGGTTAAGCCGCTGCGGGCGATTGAGGCTTATTACCTTGATAGCACAGGTATTCGCCGCCCGCTGGTTCCGTTAAGCTGGGATGATTATATCCGCCTTTCTCAGGTGAATCAATCCGGCCAGATTAACTCTTATTTCATCAACAAACAACAGACAGAGTTGAGCGTATTCTTCTGGCTTATTCCCGATGCCACCTGCGCCACCGGCACTGCCCACCTTCTTCTTCAGACTCAGGTAAGTAATCTTACCAATGTAACGGATGAGATGAACTTTCCTATTGAGTGGCGGATTGCCTTGCGTTGGGGGCTGTCGGATGAAATATGCACAGGTCAGCCTCAAGCCATTATGGATCGTTGCCAACAACGAGCGCAATTTTATCGAGAAGCGCTAGAAAACTGGGATGTGGAGGATGCGTCAACTCGCTTTGCTCCTGACAGCCGTAGTATGTATGGCGGCGGGAGATTTCGATAATGGCGCAAGCTGAATCGGTTGCAATTCCGAAGCGCTTGCCTCTGGTGGTGCAGCCAGAGAATCGGGATGAGTCTACGGCGAAGGATTCTAAGCTCGTGAATGCTTATGTGGAGAAGAATAAGCAAACGGGAGAATACCATGTATTTAAGCGGCCCGGTTTGGCTTCCTACGCAGCATTTTCCGCCGCCACAGGATTGGGTGTTTATAACTGGTTAGGGGATTTGTATGCGATATTTGGAAATACTCTTTCAAAGAACGGAACGCCGATTGTAGGGGCGGTTAATAGTGCGGGTGGTGTATATGCGTTTTCTTCTTGCCTCGGAGCAACACCGAAATTACAATTAGGGAATGGAGTTGCAGCTTATAACTACGATTCGGGCGGCGGACTTGTTGCGATAGCGGGAGCAAATTTTCCCTCTCCCTTTGTGAAAGGGTGGGCGTATCTGGACGGAACAACTTATGTAATGGATGCAGAGGCTAATATTCACGGGTGTGATAGTCTTAACGATCCTGATTCTTGGACAGATGTGCTTAATGTATTGACAGCGCAGATTGAACCAGATGCAGGAATAGCACTCGCGAAGCAACTTGTGTATGTGGTGGCACTTAAGGAGTGGTCAACGGAAGTATTCTATGACGCCGCCAACGCTGCCGCCAGTCCGCTTGGTCCTGTGCAAGGTGCGAAGATGAATTTTGGTTGCGCTCATGAAGACTCGGTGCAGGAGATTGATGGAATTCTGTTCTGGGCCGCAACGAATCGGGCGGCGTCTCCTCAAGTTGTGATGCTTAATAACCTTAAACTCCGTGTTATTTCCACGAAGGCAATTGATAGATTGCTTGGAGATGCCGACTTAACAAGAGTTTATTCTTTCGGCATTAAGTACGAAGGTCATATGTTCTATGGCTTGACGCTATGGGCGGATAACATTACTCTCGTCTACGATGCTGCTGAAGATATGTGGGCGCAATGGACTGACGTTAATGGGAATTTCTTTCCTGTGGTTTCTACAACTTATTTAGTCGGAACAGGCACAATTCTCCAGCATGTGAACAATGGTAGATTATATTCGTTAGACGCTGAAAGTTACACTGATAACGGCGATCTTATTACAGTCGATATTTATACTCCTAACTTCGATGGAGGGGTTCGCCGCCGGAAGCAACTCAACCAGATGGAGTTTATCGGGGACCAGACTACGGGGAGTGTATTGCAAGTGCGAGTGAATGATGCGGACTATAAGGCAGATGCATGGTCGCAAATTCGCTACGTGGATATGAATAGGGAACGTCCACTATTGAGTAATTGTGGAACGTTCCGGCGGCGAGCTTTTCACCTTCGTCACGCTTGCAACACTCCCTTCCGTATGCAAGGAATTGAGCTTCAAATGGATATAGGCACACTGTGAGTTCCTTTCAGCCGCCGCCCACCTACGCCCTCCCTATCCTTATAGAGGAACAGAGTGGAATTGCTACTTTTAATCCCATCTGGATAAAGTGGTTTATCGACTTCGCTAAGAACGCTTCGTCGGGTGGTGCGGGCTCGGTTACTAGTGTGGGGATGAGTGTCCCAACCGAGTTTAATGTAGCGGGCAGCCCTGTTACTACCACTGGCACCCTTGCAGTGTCGAAGGCTACACAAAGTGCGAATAGAGTGTGGGCGGGTCCAGCCTCAGGGGCCGCCGCCCAGCCGACCTTCCGTGCATTGGTGGCTGCGGATATTCCGGCGGGGGGAGGACTGGTTAAAGATACTTACATCAACGAAGAATTTACTATCCCCCTTTATTACCAATTAATCGTTTATCAGTCCATCACATTAATTGGGACCGCTTCTCTTATTATAATCGGAACGGTGGTGATTATATGAGTCAAATTGTTTTAGAAGAACAAGCAACTCCAACGACTCCTAGTGCGAATCTTTATGCACTTTATTTTAAGTCTGATGGACGCCTTTACTATATTAATGATGCAGGGGTTGAAACTGTTGTAGGCATTAGTGCAGGCACAGTGACAAGTGTAGCGCAGTCGTTTACAGGGGGACTTATTTCGGTCGGCGGCTCGCCTATTACTGGTAGCGGCACGCTTGTGCTTACAGTAGCAGGCACTAGTGGCGGCGTCCCTTATTTCAGCAGTGCATCAACCTGGGCGTCTTCTGCCGCATTTGCGCAGTATGGAATAGTGCTTGGGGGTGGCGCGGGAAATCCTCCGGCAACCCTTGCGGCAGCGGCGGCGAACAAGGTTTTGACGGCTGCAGGAACAGGGGCAAATCCGACTTGGGAATATTCTTACCTTAAGCCTAATGTTCAAACCGCCGATTACACCACTTTGATTACGGATTCGTCGGGAATGATGGTTCATCCTGCGTCGGATAATAACGCTCGCACTTTTACTATAGATGGCTCAGTTTCTTACCCTGACGGAACAGCAATAACTTTTGCAAACGGCATTAACACACTATCAATAGCGATAACGACAGACACAATGTATTTGGCGGGAACTTCTACCACGGGCACCAGATTGCTTGCGGTAAACGGCATGGCAACAGTTGTGAAAAGAGAGTCAGGTATTTGGGTCGCTAGTGGAACGGGGCTTACTTAAAATGGGAGCAATTCAACAGGTTATGGCTGGATATAGTGCTGGTGGTGATCCCTACTGGAACAACGTAGTTGCTCTACTTCATGGTGATGGAACGGACGGTTCAACCACTTTCACCGATGAAAAGGGCCACACTTTTACTGCTGGCGGTAACGCTCAACTTGACACCGCGATTAAAGCCTTTGGCACCGCGAGCATTTTGTTCGACAACGTGAACGACTACATCACCTCGGCGGATAGCACTGATTGGGAGTTTGGCTCCGGTGATTTCACTGTGGAGATGTGGTTCTACCCGAATAGTTGGAACCTTGGTGCGTATCAGTCATTACTTGCTAAGTGGAGTGGTGGAGGAGCGGACAGTTCTTATTTCTTCTACGTCCACGGCGATAACAAAATGGGGCTGACTTGGACGACGGATGGAACAACCGCAGTAGATAGAGAAGTCAGCGGTTCGTCGCTTTCTGCTGCGCAGCAAATTCATTTTGCGTGGAGCCGGAACGGGACAACCTTGAGGATGTTTCGTAACGGAACACAAATGGGGGCAGATCAAACCCTTTCAGGGACTATCTGGCCCGGCTCAGACCCGATCTACCTTGGAACTTTAGCGGGAACTCTCTACGACGTGAACGGGCTGTTAGACGAAATTAGGATTACCAAAGGTGTGGGTCGCTACACCTCAAATTTTTCTGTTCAAATGGCAGCTTGGCCGAATTATTGATTATGACAGTCTTTGGAAGAGGGCGGGCGGATTTCCTTCAGCTGGGCGATTGGAACGCGGTCTGCTATCAATGTGGGAGGAAGCGGAAAGCTTCCACAATGCTGCGATATTGGCAGGGTTACTATGTGTGCCCAGAACACTGGGAAGCTAGGCAACCACAGGACTTCGTTCGTGCGATTCCTGACCGGCAGACGCCACCGTGGGTGCAGCCGATGCCGGACCCAGTCTTCCTTGCGCAGTGCACTCCTAACACTAGTTCCGCAGTTCCCGGCGATGCAGGTCCGGGATGTGTTTCTCCGGGTTACTTAAGCCCCGCTTATATAGAGGAATAAAATGGCAGATCATATTACATTTGTAGATAATGACCCTCAGTCGTCGAACTTGGTGCCGGCGGCTTGGTTTAACGATGCTAACGATCTTATTTACCAGGGCAAGAATGCTTCATTCGTCACTTCAACAGGGAGTGCTAATGCCTACGTGGTAACACTTCCCTCGTCGAAGTTGACGGCGCTGGAAGATGGGCAGACCATCTCCTTCAAAGCAAACTTCACCAACACCGCCGCCGCCACGGTTGAAGTCGTGGGGCAAACTTCCCTTGGAGCAATTGCACTGCAGAGCGCAGGGGCTGCACTGGTTGGCGGGGAGATCGTTTCGGGCTCTTTTGTTAGTATCACCTACTTGAATAGTGTGTGGAATGTAGGAGCAGCCGGCGGGGGTTCATCCGGCACCGTTACTAATCTCACTGTTACTAACAACCTAACAGTTGACGGGGATACCATCCTTGGAGATACTGTTACCGGCGGCTCTACCACAGTAAACCTTGGCGCTAGTGATGTGTTTGAAATCACTAATGTTAGTGGGGATACTATAGTTCAGGTGACCGAGGCAGGAGATATAATCCTTGGGGATACGATAGAAGGAGGGAGTACTACTGTTAACTTAGGGGCAGGAGATGCTTTTACTATTCAAAATGTGGATGGAGACACTCTTTTTTCGGTGACAGAAGAAGGGGATGTTATATTTCCTGGCGGTCTAACCCTACAAGAAATCCTTGATATTATACTGAGTGGGGGGAGCGGCGGAGGAAGTAGCGGAGGCGGAAGTGCGATTGCGAGTGGTGATGGAAGGTTGAGTCTGGCGTCAGGTGTTAAAGTGATGACAGATAACTACACAGCGGTCACCATTGTTTATTATGTCGGCGGGCTTCTCCTGTTCTTTAACGATGGAACGGGAGCGTTTAATCCTTTTCCTATTGGAGAACTTTCACAGACCTTAGCGGACACTACAAAGTCTCCAGGTGCTAGTGGAGCCAGTCAGACTATTGATGTGTTTGGCTGGAAAGATACCCTTTCAGTAACAAGCATTACACGCTCAGGAACTACTGCCACAGTTACAACCTCTGCTGCTCATGGGATTACGACTGACGCGATTGTATTAATCGCGGGAGCAACACAATCTGCTTATAACGGGTATCAAACTCTTTTGTCAGGAAGTGGTTCGACCTTTACTTTTGAGGTAGCAGGTTCTCCCGCAACGCCGGCGACAGGCACAATTACTGCCGCCACCGCCCGTATTTCTCGTGGCCCTGCCTGGAAAAATGGAGGACAAAATCTTACAAATGCAACGAATGCTACTCCTATTTCAATTACTGCAACTTCACACGGTCTTGCAACGGGAGACTCAGTTGAGATCAATAACGTCTCCGGAAACACTGCAGCCAACGGTATTTGGACAATTACTCGTGTGGATGCAAATACATTCACTCTGGACACCTCTGTTGGTAATGGCGCTTATATTAGTGGCACCGGCTCTTTCGCAGGAAGGGGTGTAGGAACAGGAACTACTGAGATTGAATTGAGTGGAAATACTTACGTAAACTCGGTTGCAATTACAAACGGGCCGGGCGCTGGATTAGGCACCTATCTTGGAACCATTCGCACTGATGCAAGTAATCAACTTAATTGGATTCTCGGTGGAGTTTCGGCGGGGGGAACAGAAGCTATTTTATCAGTATGGAATGTTTCCAATAGAGTATTAGTGCCCTGCGATGTGCGCGATTCTACAGCAAGTTGGTCTTACAGTTCTACTACAGCGCGTGCTCGTAATGCAAGTAATACCAATCGCATTACTTTCGTTCGCGGCCTTAATGCTGATATTGCGCAGTTTACTATCTCTAACGCGATGGATGTGAATAATACTGCGGGTTACTGTCTTATCGGTTTGAACTCTACATCTGTATCAGCATCCGGTTCAACGACAGCCGGTTGTTCTTTGGCTGTAGCAGGCGCCTTAGGTGCGGGATGGTTAGGCTTTTATGATGCTTATATAGGACTTGGCTCAGGTTATGTGCAGGCGTTAGAATTAAAAGCCGGCGGCAACCCGAACAATCCAACTTTCTATGGTTCAAGTTCTGGTTTTACCGCTGTTGATCTTTACCCCAGCGCGTTGTTGGGCAAACTGATGATGTAAGGAATAATAATGAAACTACATGAAGCAGCAGATGCACACTTAACTTCCCTAGGTATTCCTTATGTAGGGCTGGCACTTTTACAAGAGAAGCCGCCGAAGTGGAGAATTGATTTTACGCCTGAGGCTACCCCTGCGCAGAAGGCCGCCGGCGAGAATGCGTTACGTAACTTTGTGCCGCCGGCAGACCCGCCGGAGATTGATTTAGTTAAACTGACGGAATTGTTGGAGAGTAAGGGAGTGTTGACGAAGCAGGAAGTTGTAACTGTTCAGAGAGCTAAAAAATGAAAGGACTAGAGATAAAGCTATCTGGTTTCATCATTGGGATGACTGAGTTGATCTGGGCGGCGGCCACTCTCGGGAGTAGCCACGGGCGGATCGCGGGATTGATGGAACTGTATGGAACTCGGGAGGAGTTCGGATTGTTGTTAGCTTTATCTGGGTTATTGATTGTTGTGGGAAGTGTGTTTCCATGTAGAAATGTTAGACACTGGGGATTGTTACTGTGTCCTTTTGTAACTTTCCCCGCTTGCGGCGTTGCAGTTGCACATAATTTGATGGGTGTGGGAGCACTCCTCTTACCATTTATTGGAATGATGGCCTTGCTTACTATGTGGTTTGATGCAAGAGGAAAACCCCGTTGTGAAAAATCGGAGTAAAAAAATTGAAACACTGGGTAGACGAATGGAGTATGGTGATAGGGGTATCGCTGATGATTTTTTTGTCGGCGACGGCGGCTTACATAAAACAATATGAAAAGGCAGAGACGGAGTGGTCACCTTCCAAGCATATTACAACTTGGTTTTTCAAGTTTATTTATTCAGGTTTTTCAGGACTGCTGGTGTGGTATGGGGCGCAATCTCTTATTCAATGGGGGTATCGAGTTCCAGACCCTATCATTCCTGTGATAATAGGAATTGCAGGGTTCTCGGGAGCGCAGTTTATTGATTTTGTAGGTGTAACAGTGCTGGACTTTTTGCGAAAGAAATTAGGACTTGAGCCAAAGGAGCAGCCGAAATGATGCTTACAACTAACTTTAGCATGGAAGAGTTTGTTTCAAGTAACACAGGGGAACGGCTAGGAATTGATAACACGCCGAACAGTGCGGAACTGCGAGCGAATATTATGCGGACTGCGCAGATGTTAGAAAGGGTGCGCACGCTGCTTAAAGTTCCAATCATTATCACTAGTGGGTATCGATGCCCCGCACTTAATAAAGCGGTGGGCGGTGCGCAGTTCTCCGCGCATGTGGAAGGACTCGCCGCCGACTTCATCGCGCCGCGCTACGGAACTCCCTATGAAGTATGTAAGCGAATTGAGGGATACGTTGAAGACTTTGGTATCGATCAACTTATCTATGAGTTTACTTGGGTGCATCTAGGGTTAAATGCGGAGGCGCCGCGACATCAACTCCTTACGTATAAAGCGGGAGCGTATTGGGGAGGGATTCAAGCGTGATACTCGATCCAAGATTTTGGTTAGCGTTGGCGGTGTGGTCTGCGCTAGTGGCGAGTGTATCTTTCCTTAAGGGCTGTGACTACGCAGAGACTAAGGCAAAGGGAGAATATGCTAAGGCCTTGGAAGCTGCGGTTGAAGAAGAACGGAAGGGGGCGGTGATTGATATGATGGCCGCCGCTGAAGTAGAAGCTGAACGTGCTAAAGCTCGTGTAATCTACAAAGATCGAATTGTAACTGTGAAGGAGTATTTAAATGCTAATCCGCCGGCTAGGGAGTGTGTTATTGCTAAGCCTATTGTGGAGTTGCTCAACGATGGGAGTCGTTGCGCCAACAACCCAGCGGCCTGCCCCAAACCTAAGCCAATGCCAGACGCTCCCCCTGCTCGGTTCAGGGACGCTGGCGGAATTAGTAGTGACGTATGGGGAAGTGATTGGACTGTATGGCGAGTGCGCGGGACGAGTTAGAGAGTGGAATGATTGGTATATCCGCGGACTTAAACGATAATAGGAGACGATGATGGCGATAGATTATGCAGCGATAGAACGAGACTTTGCGGTGCCGGCGGGAGCCACGAGAACTGAAGATAATGATTGGATGTATAAGGGAAGAATCTGGGACCCTGTTGATCAGTATAAACAGTCTTTAAACACAGGAACCTCGTTTGGGTATCTTCCTGAAGATCAAGCTCGTCTTCAGAGTATTGCTGATTTTAATGGAATGTCACTTGAAGAGTGGTTTGCCGCCGGTATGGGGCCGTCTAAGACCTCTACCGATAAATATGGTTCAACCATACGAACGCCTACAAGCGGAAAAGTAGATTACGGAAGTTTCGCTGGTTATAATCCCAAAGACTTCAACGATATGGCGTGGATACTTCCGCTGATGCTCGCGGGGGCAGGTGCTTGGGATATGGGACTGTTTAGTGGAGCGACGGCTTCTGGAGGAGGCGCGTTCGGGGGTGATATAGCGGGGACTGCACTTGCTGGAGAAGTAGGACAGGCGGCAGCTGCCACTGGAGCAACGAGTGGTGCAGGTGTTTTTGGTGGCGATATAGCAGGGACTGCGGTGGCGGGAGAAGCAGGTAGTGCTGTCGGCGGTGCTTCTATACTCGGTAATACTCCTCCTGGTTCAACCTCCCTTATCCAACGTCTCTTTGGTGAGGGGAAGTTGAAGGATGATGATTATTGGAGACTTCTCAGCACGGGGTTGAATGTAGGGAGTGCTGCACTCGGGACGAAAAAGGCAGGGGATATTTCAGAGATAGGTAAGGATGCCGCCGCCCGCGCTGATCCCTTCGGAACGTCCGGCGGGAGGGCACTCGCGGACCAACAACTTCAGGCTTTGATGCGAGACCCTTCCCAAGTGGCGGCGAACGATCCCGCTTATAAGCTTCGTATTCAAGCCGCCCAGCGTGCGATGGCCTCGATGGGGCAGCAATCCGGCGCAATGGCGGTAGCAGGCGCAAACGCTTCGACGGACTGGTATAACCAGCGGTTGCAGCAATTAGGGCAGCTCGCCGGTGCCGGTCTTAACCCCGCGCAAGCTGGGCAACTCCAACTCAGCGCGGAGACTGCGAGTGCTGACTACCTCAGTAAAGCTCTGGCGACCCTCGGTTACACAATGAAAGACCTAGCGAATGATGACATTAAGCAAGAGATTCTTAAGAAACTTGGCTTAGGTTAAGGGGATAATAATGGCTGATATGTTTGGTTCGCCCTTAGGGGAATTGGCGGCTGACGCTAACCACCAGCGGAATCTTGCGGGGACACTTGCCCTTAAGGATACACTGCTGTAGATGGAAGCGCAGCCGGTGGAACTAGACCTGAAGCGCTCGCAGATTGCGGAAAATGAAGCGCAGGCGGCGCAGCACAGAATGGCGGCGCTAGGGGCGCAGCAAAGACTCCGTGACCAGCAACTCCTCCGGCAGGTAGATGAGGAGGCTCGGGCGGAAGAACGGGCAGTGAGGGAGGCAGAGGCGCAAGGGAGAGACCTGACAGTAGCGGATAGGCCGCCGGAGGGATTTGCAAAGAAACGCTCAGCGGCCGCTCCTCTCGAACGGATGCTTAACTACGCGGATCGAGCAGGAGTGCCGACGGACCTTATTGTTCCCCTTGCGGAGAAGGTAGCGAAGATTAAAGGAGATGAGGCGCTGCAGGAACAACGAGAAACGCAAGCTTCGATTAATCGTATCAAGGCATCGCAGGAACGGGCAGAACGAGTAGGGGCACTGGCACAACACGCTCTCAAAGGCCCGCGAGAATTTGCTCTCGCTAAATTGCAAGCGGCGCAAGATGGTCTTCCCCTTGACTTCCTCCCCGCCAACTACGCTGAGGCGGTGCCGATGCTCCGGCAGATGGTGGATGCCGCTGTTACTGTTAAAGAGAAAGCGGACCTTGCCATCAAGAAACAAACAGCTGATGCGGCAACGAGTCGGGCGGGAGCTGCGCACGTGTCGGCAGCAGCGGCTTCGCGGAGGGCAGACGCCTACGTGCAAACGCAGACAGTGCGGAGGGATATACTTAATAAAGCCGCCGGTCCGGGGAGTGAAGATGCGGCTGATGCGAAGCGGGCTACGACTGAGGCGCGGAGGACGGCGGCGTTCCGCCAGCAACTTATCTTTGCGCCGCAAATACCTCTTAAATTAGAAGAAAAACACGAAGGAAAACTTTTTACAGGAACAGACCGAAACATTTATCGCTTTGACGGATTCGGTCCGCCGTCTGCAAAATTTCCAAAAGGCACCCCTCTTCTTCTTCCAATGAGTAGAGAGGCGGTAATAGCGAGACAACCTGGGTTTAAAGCTGCGATGGAAGAGGAGGATGACTGATGGACCAATCTGTGTATGCTGATCCTGATGTAGTGATGGGGCCGCGAGGCGCATCAACTTCTGAAGACCTCGCAACAAGGGTGCCGAACACTGCTTATGTGACCGATCCCTCGGCCATCCTTGGGCCGCCGGTTGCAGAGAAGAGCTGGGTAGATATGGTGACGGAGAGGGCAAAAGCGGAGATTGCCCCCTACCTCGCCGCGCCGGAGGAA